GGATTATATTCTTTGTTCATACCTATGGAATGGAATTACGAAGGATACATTGATTCTTATGGCTTACCTGTCTTCGACACACCAAAGGAAAGCGTTAATGGACCGCATGGAGAAAAAATAAAAACTGGTGTAATAGAATATTGGAATAATGAAGTAGAAGGTTTAAAGCAAGATCAAGATGGTTTAAATGAATTTTACAGACAATTTCCACGTACTGAAAAACATGCTTTCAGAGATGAATCAAAAGAGTCTTTGTTTAATTTAACTAAAATCTATGAGCAAATAGATTTTAACGAAGACTCTAAAAATGAATTAGCTGTAACAACTGGTAATTTTCAATGGGAAAATGCTAAGCAAGATACTAGAGTTATATTTATGCCTAATAAAAACGGTAGGTTTAAAATAACTTGGGTTCCACCAGTTGAGCTTCAAAATATTAGATATATAAAAAATGGTATTAATTATCCAGGTAATGAGCATTTAGGTGCTTTTGGATGTGACCCATACGATATATCTGGAACTGTTGATGGTAGAGGATCAAAAGGATCGTTACACGGTTTAACTAAATTTAGTATGCTAGATGTACCACCTAATCATTTCTTTTTAGAATATATAGCTAGACCTCAAACAGCTGAAACTTTTTTTGAAGACGTGCTAATGGCTTGCGTGTTTTATGGGATGCCTATATTGGTTGAAAACAATAAACCAAGGCTTTTATATCATTTTAAACGTAGAGGCTATAGAGGTTTTGCAATGAATAGACCTGATAAAAAAAGAAATAAATTATCTGTAACAGAAAGAGAAATAGGTGGAATACCTAATTCAAGTGAAGATATAAAACAAGCTCATGCTGCAGCTATAGAAACATATATAGAACACTTTGTAGGTTTAAAAGAAACTGGTTATGGAGATATGTATTTTCAGCGAACACTAGAAGATTGGGCTACTTTTAATATAAATAATAGAACAAAACATGATGCCTCTATTAGTAGTGGTTTAGCTTTAATGGCGTGTAATAAACATAGATACATGCCGCAAGCTAAAAGAGAAATAAAATCTGTAGACTTAGGTTTTAAAAAATACGATAATAAAGGAATTACTTCAAAAATTATAAGTTAAATGAATATATATACTAACACTAACAGTCCGTTTCCAAGCCAAGTAGTAAGTACTGCTGAGAAATCTAGCATGGAGTATGGATCTCAAGTTGCTCAAGCAATAGAACAAGAGTGGTTTAGTCAAGGTAGAACTAATGGCAATAGATATTTAACTAATTGGAATAACTTCCATGAGTTACGTAGATATGCTAGAGGTGAACAAAGTATACAAAAGTATAAAGATGAATTATCTATTAACGGTGATTTGTCTTATTTAAATTTAGACTGGAAACCAGTGCCTATTTTATCTAAGTTTGTAGATATTGTAGTAAACGGAATATCGTCTAAAAGCTATGATATAAAAGCATACGCTCAAGATCCTGAGTCTGTAAAGAAAAGAACTCAATACGCTTCTAAGTTACAAGAAGATATGGTTGCTAAAGAATATTTAGATTCTTTAAAACAAAAGTTAGGTATAGATTTATATCAAACACCAAGTCCTGATGTAATACCAGAAGATAAAGAGCAGTTAGAATTACATATGCAGTTGAGTTATAAACAGTCTATAGAAATAGCTGAAGAAGAAGCTATATCATCTGTTTTTGCTCAAAACAAATATGATCTCACTAGAAGAAGATTAAACATGGATTTAGCAGTTTGCGGTATAGCAGCAGCTAAAACTAATTTTAATGCAGCTAATGGTGTAACTGTAGATTATGTTGATCCTGCTTATATGGTTTATTCATATACAGAAGATCCAAACTTTGAAGATATATATTATGTAGGTGAATTAAAAGCTATTACAATACCAGAGCTTAAAAAAGAGTTTCCTCACATAACTGATAAAGAATTACAAAGAATACAAGCTATGCCAGGTAATAGATCTTATATAACTGGCTGGGGTGATTATGATGAAAATACAGTACAAGTTTTATATTTTGATTATAAAACATATCATGATCAAGTATTTAAAATAAAACAGACTGATCAAGGTTTATTAAAAGCTATTGAAAAACCAGATACATTTGATCCACCAGAAAACGATAACTTTGAAAGAGTTTCAAGATCTATAGAGGTTTTATATAGTGGAGCTAAAGTTTTAGGTACAGACACAATGTTAAAATGGGAATTAGCAGAAAACATGTCTAGACCTTATGCTGACACTACAAAAGTAGAAATGAATTACGCTATATGCGCACCTAGAATATACAAAGGTAGAATAGAGTCGCTTGTAAGTAAGTGTATTGGTTTTGCTGATATGATTCAGTTAACGCATTTAAAACTACAGCAGGTTTTATCACGTATGGTACCAGACGGGGTTTATCTAGACATGGACGGCTTAGCAGAAGTTGATTTAGGTAACGGTACAAATTACAATCCAGCTGAAGCATTAAATATGTATTTTCAAACTGGTAGTATTGTAGGTAGATCTATGACTCAAGAAGGTGATTTTAATCACGGTAAAGTACCTATTCAAGAGTTACAAAGTAGTGGCGGTAATGCTAAAATTGCAAGTTTAATTCAAACTTATCAGTATTACTTACAAATGATACGTGATGTGACAGGTTTAAACGAAGCTAGAGATGGTAGTACACCTGATAAAACAACTTTAGTTGGGTTGCAAAAATTAGCAGCTAATGCTTCTAATGTTGCTACAAGACACATTAAGCAGTCTAGTTTATATTTAACTTTAAAATTAGCTGAAAATATATCTTTAAAAATAGCTGATGCTTTACAGTTTCCATTAACAAAAGCTTCACTAGAAAATTCAATTTCTACTTTTAACGTTAGAACTCTTCAAGAAATAAATAACTTAAATCTTCATGATTTTGGTATTTATTTAGAATTAGAGCCTGACGAGGAAGAAGAAGCTAAATTAGAAGAAAATATACAAGTTGCTTTAAAAACTGGTGGTATTGATTTAGAAGACGCTATAGATTTAAGACAAATAAAAAATCTTAAATTAGCTAATCAAATGCTTAAAGTTAAACGTAAGAAAAAAGCAGAGCGTGATCAAGCTAATCAGCAAGCTAATATACAAGCTCAAGCTCAAGCACAGGCTCAAGCCGCAGAGCAAACAGCATTAGCTGAAGTACAAAAACAAGAAGCAATATCAGGTGCTAATGTACAATATGAAAAAGCTAAAAGTCAATTTGAAATTGAAAGAATGCAAATAGCAGCTCAGATAGAACAACAAAAACTTCAAACTCAATTTAATTATGATATGCAGTTGAAGCAAATGGATGTTCAAGCTATGCAAGATAAAGAGAATAGAATAGAAGATAGAAAAGATAATAGAACTAAACTTCAAGCAACTCAACAGAGTGAAATGATAAATCAAAGAAATAATGATTTAGGACCTATTAACTTTGAAACACAAGAAAGTCTACAACCTTTACCAACAGTTACTTAAACTGTATTATTAATTATTTAATTATATTATATTATGTCAGAAACAAAAACAAATGAACCTGTTAAACAGGAAGGTGAGTTTAGTTTAAAAGGTAAAAAAACTAAACCAAAGCAATTAAACAAAAAACAAGAGGATTCAGTTACTAAAGTTAATATTAATCCAAAAGAACCTTTAGTAGAACTAGAACCAGATGTTAAAAAAGTAATAATTCCAAAACAAGAAGAAGATGCCGTTCAAATCGGAGAAACAAAGGAGGTATCTGTGGAAGAACCATCCGGAGATAGCACAGAGGTGGGAGAACCTGTACAAGAGTCCAACGAGACTACTGAAGGGTTTTCTCCGATCAAAGAAGTAGTCGAAGACGAGGTTAAAGAAGAAGTAAAACAAGAAGTTGAAGAACAAGTAAAAACAATTGATCAACCAGTTGTAGATCTACCTGAAAATGTAGAAAAACTTGTAAACTTCATGAAAGAGACGGGCGGGACAATAGAAGATTATACTCGTTTAAATGCAGATTATTCTAACATTGATGATAAAACATTATTAAAAGAATATTACAAAAAAAATAAACCTTATTTAGAAGGTGAAGATATTGATCTTTTGCTAGAAGATTTTTCATTTGATGAAGATCTTGACGAGCCAAAAGATATACGCAAGAAAAAAATTGCGTACAAAGAAGAAGTTGCAAAAGCCAAAAACTATTTGGAGGACTTGAAAAATAAATACTACGACGAGATCAAGTTGAGACCGGGCGTAAATCAAGAACAACAAAAAGCAATAGACTTTTTCAACCGATATAATAAGCAGCAAGAAATTGCAACGCAACAGTATAATAATTTTAGAAAAAATACTAAAGATTTATTTGCTAATAATTTCGAAGGTTTCGATATAAAAGTTGGTGATAAAAGATTTAAGTATAATATTCAAAATACTGAAGCAATAGCCGAAAAACAATCCAACATCAATAACTTAGTGGGGAAGTTCCTTGACAAAGAAGGTAATGTTAGCGATACTCATGGTTATCATAAAGCTATTTATGCTGCTGAAAATGTAGACAGAATTGCCACTCATTTTTATGAACAGGGCAAGGCAGATGCGGTTAAAGACGTTGTTAATAAATCTAAAAATTTAAGCGACTCTAAAGCACGCTCTACACAGGGCGAAGTGTATCTAAATGGTCTTAAGGTTAGATCTATAAGTGGTGCTGATTCTACAAAACTTAAAATAAAAACAAGAAAATTTAACTAATTAAAACTATTAATCATGAGTTTAATTCCTCAATTTGGTAGTATTATTCCATCTCAAACACAAGAGTTATTGAATAGTAACTACCTACAATTTAACGCTGGTGGTCCTGCTGGACCTGGTAATGGCGGCGATTCATTCGCTCAACAGTACCTACCAGAGGTTTATGAACAAGAAGTAGAGCGTTATGGAAACAGAACGTTATCTGGATTCTTGCGAATGGTTGGCGCTGAAATGCCAATGACATCTGATCAAGTAATTTGGTCTGAGCAAAACAGATTACATATTGCATACGACGGCGTAGCTGGAGCTAATGCTGCAGGAACAACTGCTGACTTAACTTTACCTGGCGGCGTAAACAATGTGATCTCTATTAATGATACTATTGTTATTCTTGATCCTGCTACAGGGCTAGAAGCTAAAGGTATTGTAACTGACTCTGGTGCTTATGCTGGTTCTGCTTTAGGTGCTCAAGTAATCAATGTTCAAGGATTTTCTGATCTTGATTTATTTGGTGCAGCTCCTGCTATTGGTTTAAGTGCTACAGGATTAAAAATCTTTGTTTATGGTTCTGACTACCAAAAAGGACAAAGCATGGACGGTGCTTTTGCTGCTGGTGGACAAAACCAAGCAAGAGTTTCTGTAGATCCAAGTTTTACTCAGTATTCTAACTCACCAATTATCCTAAGAAACCAATACGTAGTTAATGGTTCTGATATGGCGCAAATCGGTTGGGTTGAAGTTGCTACTGAAGATGGAACTTCTGGATACCTATGGTATTTAAAAGCTGAGTCTGAAACAAGATTAAGATTTGAAGATTATTTAGAAATGTCTATGGTAGAAGCTGAGTACAACCAAGTTGCTGCTACTGCTGGTGTTAATCCAGGTTCAGAAGGTCTTTTCGCTGCTATTACTACAAGAGGTAATGTACAGTCTGGATTTACTGCTGCTAATGGACTAGATGAATTTGACGCTATTCTTAAAAACTTAGATACTCAAGGTGCTATTGAAGAAAACATGCTTTTCTTACAGAGACAAACTTCTCTTGATTTTGATGACATGTTAGCTGGTATTTCTGGTGGATTCGCTGGTGGTACTGCTTTCGGTTTATTCGAAAACTCAGAAGAAATGGCTCTTAATCTTGGATTCTCTGGATTCAGAAGAGGTTCTTATGACTTCTACAAAACTGATTGGAAATACTTAAACGATGCTTCTACAAGAGGTGCTATCGACGGAGTAAATTCAATCGAAGGTGTATTAGTACCAGCTGGAACTTCTACAGTTTACGATCAAATCTTAGGAACTAACATCCGTAGACCTTTCTTACATGTTCGCTATAGAGCTTCTCAAGCTGACGACAGACGTATGAAGTCTTGGTTGACTGGTTCTGCTGGTGGTGCGTTTACTTCAACTCTAGATGCTATGGAAGTTAACTTCCTATCAGAAAGATGTTTAGTAACACAAGCTGCTAACAACTTTGTATTATTCAAAGGAGTATAATTATTCATAAGGTAAAGGGCGCTTCGGCGCCCATATACCTTTAACTTATTTAATTTTATTATATTATGGCTAAAAAAGCTAAAGCAGAAGAAATTGTTGAGGTTGCACCTCAAGAGGTAGCAGTTAAAACTGCTCCAAAAAAAGAAACAAAACCAGAGTGGGAAATAAAACAAAGAATTTATTTTTTAAAAGGAAACAAAACACCTTTAACACATACAATACCTGGTAAACATACTAAAAAGCACTCTTTATTATATTTTGATAAAGCAAGTGGTAAACAAAGAGAAATACGATACGCAACAAATCAAGACTCGCCTTTGGTTGATGAACAAAAAGGAGAGTGTACTTTAGGACATATTGTATTTAAAGACGGTAAACTAGTAGTTCCTGAATCAAAGCAAAATTTACAAAAACTTTTATCATTATATCACCCTTTAAAAGGTAAAATATATGAAGAGTTTAATTCAGTAGAAATAGCTAAAGATGAGCTAAGTGTTTTAGATATGCAAATAGATGCTATGAATGCTGCTAGATCTATGGAGTTAGATGTAGCTGAAGCAATTCTTAGAGTTGAACTAGGCTCAGGAGTAAATGACTTAGATTCTAAAGAACTAAAAAGAGATTTACTTTTATTTGCTAGACGTAATCCAAGATTATTTATTGAATTAGCTAGTGACGAAAATGTTCAACTTAGAAACTTTGCTATTAGAGCTTCAGAAGCTGGTATAATTAAGCTTTCTGGAGATCAAAGAACATTTACTTGGGGATCAAACGGTAGAAAGTTAATGAACGTACCTTTTGATGAAAACCCGTTCTCAGCCTTTGCTGCTTTCTTAAAAACAGATGAAGGTGTAGAAATTTATCGATCTATAGATAAAAAACTATAAAAACAAGTGATACTAATATATAGGCGGTTTCGGCCGCCTTTTTAGTATATAAAAAATGAATTAAATGGCGGTAAACGTAAACGAAGTATATCAAACAGTCTTGTATATATTAAACAAAGAGCAAAGAGGTTATGCGCCTCCAGCTGAATTTAATAGCATAGCTAAACAAGTTCAACTTGAAATATTTAATTCTTATTTTCCAGATGGAAACCAAGTTAATAGAGTAAATCAAAACAATACTCAAAATGATACAGAGTATTTTAATATATTTAATAATTTATCATATAGATTAGCGCCTTTTGTTCAAGAAGTTACACTATTATTAAACAATACTACACCAGGTCAAAACCCTGTTTATAGCGATGGTATTAGTTTTTCATATCCAACAGTAGATCCAAGTACAGGCGTATTAAATCCCTCCATATATTTGCTAGGTGAGGTTACATGTATATACAATGGTAACCCGCAAATTAGCTCAGTTGCTCAAAGAGTTAGTAAAAAAGAATATACAAGAATAGAAAAATCTAAACTAACAAGACCAACTTCAAGATATCCTATATATTACAACTATGGCTATGCTAATCCTGCAAGCTACAATATTAGTTCAGGTTACATAGTTATACCTTCTCCACTTCCTGATTCAGTTACGGCTAGTGTTATTATATCACCGTCAGACCCAATATGGGGATTTACAGCGGGTACATATGGTAACTATATATATAGTCAAGTGTCTTCTAATAATTTTAGCTTAGATGTTTCTGAGCAAACAAATTTAGTAACAAATATATTAAAGTATTTTGGTATTGTAATAAATGATCCAACTATAATACAAACAGCTGCTCAAGAAGCCGCTAAAGTTGAAGCTAACGAAAAATCTTAATTAAATGAGTTTAGTAACTGAAACAAATCAACAATACTACGCTGGATCACAAGGATTCAGAGGAAATGGAACAAATGACCCAAATCAACAATTTCCAACAACATTTGATACGGATTTAATTTTAGGCAATGTTAACAGTTGGGATCCTACAAATGCTGAATATGTTTTAAATAATTTTAAAGTTTATACAAGTTCTACAGGTTTAGCTGGATCTTGGTCTGAGTGGGTTACTGAAATGATTGTCACAAACAATACAATAGAACTAGTAGCTCCGCCAGGTGCTAATGCTTATATAGTTGTTCAATTAAAATCTTTAGATGGTGGAAAATATGGACAAACAGCTAATGAAAAAGCTTTTGGTCAAACTGTTGAAAACAACTACGGTTCTTATCAATATGTTACTTTAAATGACATTATAGACAATTACATGGTTGCGTACGTTGGTGATGGTAAATTAATACAAACAGCTAAAAAATCTGATGTTTTATTTTTTGCTAAAAGATCACTACAAGAATTTAGCTATGACACTTTAAAAAGTATAAAATCATCTGAATTAACAGTTCCAGATTCACTATCTGTTATAATGCCTCAAGACTACGTTAATTATGTAAGCATGTCATACATTGATGCTTTTGGCGTAAAAAGACCTTTATATCCAACTAACAACCTAACTACAAATACATATTATAATTTACTTCAAGACGAAGCTGGCGTGCCTATACAAGACAGTTTAGGTAATAACGCTGAAGGAACATCGATAACAGAAGATAGATGGAAACATGCAAACGTTAAATTGATAAATGGTACTTGGTATAGAGACTGGGAAGATTTTGGATGGGCATGGGAAAACTATGGTATGAATGGTCCATTTAACTGGGGTAGATTATATGGTTTAGATCCTCAATATTCACAAGCAAATGGTTGGTTCGGTATTAATGAAAGAGAGGGTAAGTTTACTTTTTCTAGCAACTGTGTCAATAAGCTTGTAGTATTAGAATACATATCAGATGGATTAGCTTATGACTTAGATACTAAAGTTCCAAAAATGGCTGAAGAAGCTATGTATAAAAGCATTTCATACAACTTGTTGTCAACTAGAGCTGGAGTACCAGAATATGTAGTTATGCGTTACAAAAAAGATAGATACGCTGCATTGCGTAATGCTAAAATAAGATTATCTAATATCAAACTAGAAGAATTTACCCAAGTTATGAGAGGTAAATCTAAATGGATAAAACACTAGAATTTAATGGCTAAATCTATAAATACATTTATAAAGTCCAAGATGAATCAGGACTTAGATTCTCGTTTGATGCCAAACGGAGAATATAGAACTGCTAAAAACGTTCAAGTAAGTGCTTCTGAAACAGAAAACGCTGGATCTCTTGAAAACATTTTAGGTAATGTTAATGTATTAGACATTGATGATTTAACTGGTGTTAGCGATTTATATTGTATAGGTCATTGTGTTAACAACGAAACAAGTGATGTTTATTTGTTTTGGACAGACTGGTTTGATAAACCAAACATTAGATATTCTCCAAATGCTAATAATTTTATAATTCAATATAATTCTCAAACCGAAACGTCTACAATACTTGTTGAAGGGTCTTTTTTAAATTTTTCAAGAGAAAACCCTATATATGGATCAAATGTTTTAGAGAATTTACTTTTTTGGACAGATAATAGAAATCAACCAAGAGTTATAAATATTAGTCAAGCTAAAGCAAATGTAAATTATTACACAACAGAAGATCAAATAAGTGTTGCTAAGTATAATCCTTACAACTGTATTGATTTATATGACGAAAGTTATTTATCTCCTAATGATAATGACTATGAATCAACAATGAAAGACGTTGTTTCAAAAAGTTATCCAAATGGTGGTTATGGTAATGTCGATAGCCCAGTGGCTGCTGGAGCTACTACTGTAGATGTTAACAGTTTTGTTGGTGATATAGTTGAACCTGGAGGTTCATATCCAACAGCCGCAACAATAGGTTATACAACTTTTGACACTGGTGAATTAGTTATTATATCTGGCGCTACACTTGATACTGCTGTTTATGATCCTGTAACTTCTGTATGGACATTTACTATAGTAGGTGGTGTATTTCCAGATTTAACAACATTAAGTGATATTATTTTAAATCCTAATCCATATTATAATCCTAGTTTTGCTGGTGATCCAGATTTTTTAGAAGATAAATTTTCTAGATTTAGTTATAGATTTAAATTTGAAGATAACGAATATTCTTTATTTGCTCCATTTACACAAGCTGCTTTTATACCAGAACAAGACGGTTATTTTTTATATGTTAAAAAAGATAATCTAAACGAAATAGAGGATCAAAGTGATACGTATAGAAGTACTGTTGTTTCTTTTATGAAAAATAAAGTAAACGACATCAAGCTTAGAATACCACTACCTTTTAAGAACTATAATTTACGAGATAGTTTAAAAGTAAAAGAAATAGATATATTATATAAGGAGTCAGATTCTACCGCTGTAAAGGTTATAGATAATGTTGTTATAGCTGATGTAGAGCAATCAGCTGGTACTGTTACTGTTGATGGAGCTGTTACAGCTAGCACAACTATAACAGTAGATAATTTAGAAGGTGGTGTTCCAATAGGTGGAATAGTAAGTGGTTTTGGTATAACAGGTAAACCAGTTG